CAGTATATAGGCGCTTTTTTAAAGTCAAAAGATGATTCAGCTTCAATATACTTAAATTTTTTAATACCTAACGTTTTACAGAAATTTGAAGGGTCAATAATAGTAGCTGACATTAATATAACTTTATCAGCATATTTAAATAGGTAATTAGAAAGTTTATCTACTTTAAGAGGCATAAATGTTATACCTTTTGCATCTTTATCATATACATATTCACTATCATGCCAAGTTTCAATAATTAACGAAAGCTTAGAATGTAAATTATTTAGACTTATAAGCTCTCTCTTCTTTTCTAAAATAAATTTTTGCTTTACTTTTGAAGTAGTAGTTATAACTTCCTTAAGCCAGTCAATTCTTTCTTTTAGATCTAAAGTTAAAATACTAATCCATTTTGCTACATTATTACCTTTTGTATAAAAAGGTCTAATTTCAATATCTACTTTCTTTAAAAAATCAAAACTAACATAACAAGAAAATTCCTTAACTAATTGATCTTCTAGTTCCGAAGCTTCATCACATATTAAATACTGTCTTTTCTTTAAGTGCTCAGGTAAAGAAAAGAACATATTATAATTAAGAGTATTAAACCTAGAAGTCAAAGCTACATTTCGTTGCTCATAATAAGGGCATGTTTTATTACTCCAGCATTCTTCTCTTATTTTCGGTAGATGTAAACAGGGAGCTACTTCTACATTATAGTTTTCATCTACTGCGCATTGATAGTTTGATTTACCTTTTAATACTTCAATATCTTCAAATAAATCCTTGTACTGATCTTGTAAAGCTTTAGTAATTGTTAATGCTGTACAGCCGAAAGGGCTTTCTTCTAAACATTCTTCCTCGTAAGTATAGCCACCTCCTTGCGTACGTTTATAAGCTAAGTAACTAGTCACTGTTGATCTATATTCTTCGGAACATTGATCTGCAATATTACCAATAGTTTTAGATATAAACGACTTACCTGAACCGGTAGGAGCATTACAAACTACAAATTTATGACCATCTTCAAAAGCTTGATCTATATTCTTAAGGAGCTTTACCTGTTGAGGGTTAGGGTCATATCCTTCAGGAAAGCTATTTAGTAGACCGGCAATCACGCCTTATTATACTGTATGATTATCCTTAATCAAGAAGTATAAGAGATTGTCGTATAGTTTAGATTTTGAACTACTATCCATACACTTTACAAAGATAGCATTTTTATCGGGTATAAAAGCGCTGAGTTCATAGTTAAATACTATACTATCTTCTCTAGGTTCAATTCTAAATGGGTAAGGTAATTCAAGATTTTTTGTTTTTCCTTCATATTCAAGAGTTAAGAATACATTGTATTGTTTAATTTGAAAAAGTTTTAATTGACCACGCTTAAGTAACTTTTTATCTGTTCGTATCTCTACATTAGATAAAAGTAAAGGCTTAAGTGATTGTGTTACTTTTTCTAAATTAAAATTCATGATTTTAAAAATTCCAACTTTTGATCAGCTGACATTGGATATATACTTTCATTAAAATGGGTCCAAAATGTATCATTAGCTGGCCATTGTTCTATTAAATTAACTTGATCTGCACTTATAGTTCTAAATGATTGCATTAATATATCCCATACGATAATTAAATTCTTTTCAACTACGTTAGTTTGAGGAGGGTTTTTTGGAGGGGTATAGTTAAGAGTAATTCGCCCATTTGTAGAATTTAATAACGTTGTAGACTTTGTGCATAACATTCTACGTGTAGGAGGGAAGCCCGGCTTTGGTGATCTCCTTGCGAATCTTATATCTACTACATTATTAAGTAGTATAGAATTAAGAGCTGCTCTTTGAACTATCATCTTTGCGCTTACAGATACCAAACATTCTTTCTTCGTTTAAAAAGATTCCTTTTTTGACTTTCTTCTTACCGGAGACAGTAATATTTGAAATAGTAACCCCCATGTTATTAGGGAAGATAACAATATCACCTTCTTTAGCATATTTAGTTTCAGGACCAGCTAAGATTATTCTTCCTTTTCTCCACGCTTTAGTTAAAGCATTAGTTGGTACAACAATTCCATTTCTGATAACCTCGTCTCCTTCATCAGTTTCATCTACATACTCTACTAAAAGAATATCATCAAAAATAAAATCTAGATCATAATCTTCTAGACCAAAATCACCTCTATCTTTTTGAGTTAAATCAATAAGACTTTTTGTAGGTGCCAAATTATCTATACTTGCCATTGCCATAACTCTATTTACTTAATTATTATCTTTTATCCAATCTTCTAATTTTATCTTTGGTCTCCAGCCTAATAAATCTTTAGCTTTACTGTTATTAGCCTTTGTATCTTGAGCTTCACCTAATCTATCTTTAATAAATGTATACTCACCTCCAACTAATTTAGCTACATCTAGAATACTATAATTTTTTCCCGTACCTAAATTAATTAACTGACCGACAGGTTTTTTATTTTCTAAATTACTTGCAAGAATATTACCTTCAACTATATCATAAACATGTGTAAAGTCTCTAGTCTTTTCACCGTTTCCAACAATAGTAAGCTTTTCACCATCATTTTTCTGTCTAATAAATATACCTATGACTGGAGCGTATTGTCCTTTAATTGGGTGTCGCTCTCCATATACATTAAAGTATCTAAAAACAACTGTTTCTAAACCATATAAATCGTAATACATTTTACATAATTTTTCTCCAGCAACCTTAGTTACTGAGTATGGATTTAAACAGTCATCTGTCATACTTTCATCTAATGGAATAGTATTTTTTAATCCATAACCAGATGATGTTGAACTATAAATTACTCTTTTTACACCTGCTTCTTTTGAGCATTGTAAAACTGTGCAAGTTCCTACTGTATTTGTATTAGCCGCTAATATAGGGTTATTTAAAGTTGGTTGTATTCTTGATTCAGCTGCTAAATGAAAAACAACATCTACATCGTTGTATAACCTACGGGTATTTTCATAATCACAAATATCCAATTCATAATACTTAATATGCGTATGTTTTGCAAAATAGAATTTTTCGTTTGTTTCACTAGATAGATTATCTATTACAACTATTTCGTCATATAAATCTATTAGTCTATCAACTAAATTAGATCCTATAAATCCCGCTCCTCCTGTAACTAATGCTTTACTCATAATCTTTTATATATTGTTTAAGCTCTCTTACAGAAATATTTTTATTCTTTGCCATTAGTTGTAAACTATCTTCTTCTTCTTTTTCTTTTTTAATTTTTTTAATATAAGATATCTTCTGCCATTTTAAGCGTGGAATTAAATAATAATACATTCTGTAAGCTCTTTGCTTATCTTCAAAAATTGTACTAAACTTATTTAAAGTCTCATTAGTAAAAAGCGACATATTATCATTATAAAAAGATAACCATCTATTAAAAAGAAAAGGTACAAATGCTTGCTCACCTTCTGGATCTAAAAAACCAGCATTATCTTTTTTTGAATAAAATAATTTATTTTGTAATTGAAAAAAGTTCATAACTATATACACAATAGATCATCTCTATATATATCTTTTGATTTTAATGTTTCACCACCTTTATGAAACCATTTTTTAGGAAAAACTTTTAATTTATGTTTTCCAAAAAAGCTTCCCCACCATGAAAAGGTACTATTACATCCTACAAAATAATTACCTAGAGTCAAAATAAACATGTCTTCTATTTCATTTTTTGTTTCAATAATTATATTATTATTACCAAATTCAGTTCTTACTTGATCTTTATCATCAGTAACAAAAATATTTTTTAATTTTTTTTGCTCTTTGCTCTCTATAAAGTCATGAGCTTGTTTGTAATAGTCTTTCGAAATGTTCGAATAGGTTTTATTATTTTTATAATCCCCTCTTCTTATATGGTTAATTATAAACTCACCTTCCACGTTTTCAATTTTTTGCAGTATATCATACTTAACGGAATCAGGAAAGGTAAATAATTTTTTTACCTCTTCCTTATATTTTTCAAAATATTTTAAACTTTGAAAATAACCATTTAAAATTACATTATTTTGATATGGTATCTTATCATATGTAAAGTTAGGTTCATAGTATACGTTTTTAAAAGTTGCAGTAGTGCTATTAATTTTTTTAAATAAATTATCTTTATATCTAATAGGGTGAAAGAAACAAGGTGTACTATGTCTTTCGTAGTTAATGGCGAGAGGTGTATTAACTTCTCTAGCTAAAGCATATGCTGCAGCAATTTGAAATAGATTATTACCTAACCCACCGTATAGCTCTGGAATAATCACTATATTTTTTCATCCCAATATACTATCATCTCGTCAATCATATCTTCAAAAGAATATTTTGGCTCCCACCCTAACCTATTACGTAATTTAGAGCTATCACCTTTCAATACATCTAGCTCTTCAGGTCTAAAATATTTTTCATCAGTTTTAATATACTTTGATGGATCTAATTTTAATTTGTCAAAAGTATAGTTAACAAGATCACCTACAGTATGGGATATACCCGTTGCACATACATAGTCATCGGGTTTATTATCTTGTAATATTAACCACATAGCTTCAACATAATCTTTTGCATGCCCCCAATCTCTCGCTGCATCTAGGTTACCTAATCTAAGTTCATCTTTTTTACCTTTTTTAATTTGTACGGCTGTTTTTACTACTTTAGAGGTTACAAAGTTACTGCCCCTTCTTGGAGATTCATGATTAAACAAAATACCATTAGAAATATGCATATTGTAAGACTTTCTATAGTTTCTGCATATATTATAAGAAAAGACTTTTGAACACCCGTAAGGTGAAACCGGACTCATTGGAGTAGTTTCTCGTTGAAAGCCATCTTCATCAATATTATTACCAAACATTTCTGAGGAAGATGCTTGATAAATTTTGATAGAGGGATCATATATTCTTGTAGCTTCTAATAAATTTAAAGTACCAACACCAGTTGTTAGAGCTGTATATACTGGTTGATCAAAACTAATTCTTACATGTGATTGCGCTGCGAGGTTGTATATTTCATGAGGACGTGATATATGAATAGCAGATAGTAAAGAAGAGAGATCGCTAAGATCAGCATAAATTAAATTATCTACTACTTTAGGAAAAATCTTGTCTAACCTTGCAGTTTGGTTTTCTGAAACTGAATTACGTTTAACAGTCCCGTAAACTTGATATCCTTTCTCAAGTAAAAATTCTGCTAAGTAAGATCCGTCTTGTCCGTTAATACCTGTTATAAGAGCTCTTTTCATAAAATAATTTTAGTAGTTGCTATCCATTGATCTTTAACTTCGAGATTAAACGCAGTGACAACAGCATCCATAACTTGATTAACTTGCTCATCAGTTAAAGAACTAGAATAAGCAAACCCAGGAGCCTTTTTACCAGCTTTAATATTAATACCCGTGTGACCTAGCGCTACATTATCTTTACTATAAGTAATTGATACGCTTACTTTGCCTTGTTCGTATTTTTTATCATCGCTTCCAATAAATGTATCATTTACCATAATATCATCTCCATTCATAGAAATGCTTTTATTGATCGCTTGACCAATCATAGATGCAATCGTTGTGTTAAATAATCGTTGAAAAGCAACAGCACCCAAAGGACACATATTAGGTATTTCCCAGCAAAAGTTAATTGCATCGTCAGAATGAATAAAGTCTTTAGCTAGAGTATCTTCCAAGTCAATGAGATTATCGCTAACATACATAGGAGCTCTAAAAGCCACTATATTACCGAAGGGTGATACTTCCTTTCGAAAGAACTTATAAGCAAAGCGCTCATGAATTAAGTCTCCATTATAAACTTGTTGATCAATAATCATATATATATATTATATTAATAATTTAGGAATTCAATATTTTTTGTAGGTTTAATTCTTCGAAATAATCCTCCAGATAATAATCCATATGTTTAAACTCTTTTTTAAGATTTATATCCTCGGGGTGAATGAAATTAATACTGTATTCTAGCTCCTTACTGTAAGCTTCTAGCATTTCTGGTGTTACTTGCTGAATAGGTATACAACCTAGTTCTAAAGCTTCATAAAATCTTAAATTTATAAAATCCCCGCAACCTAATGGGTTAAGAACATATTTATAACTTGATAAAATTTCAAGGTACTCTTGATAGGTAAGTTTTCTATTAGTTACTTTAATTTCAAGAGGAATTTTAGTTGACCTACTGCTTATATAATTTAAAATTTGCTGTCTTCTATGATACTGAGGGCCTTCTGCTTGCCCTAAAAATACTATACTATTTTTCTTTTCTTTATTTTCTACTTTTAATTTTTGACTTTTAGATAA